CATCCTTAACACAGCCGGTGGCGAGAATCTTCAGATTCCTTCACTATCTGCATACAGCGTTGGTACTGTTACTTCTGAAGCCGGTGCTATCGGTGAAAGCGATCCAACCTTCAATGCATTCAAGACACTTGGTGCATACAAGTATTCATTCCTAACTCAGATCAGCCGCGAAATGGTTGAAGATGCAGGCGTGGACATTCTTGGATTCCTTGCAACTCAGACTGGTAACGCTCTTGGTTATGCAGTCAATGGCGCACTAACAACTGGAACTGGTACAACTCAGCCAACAGGTATCGTAACTGCTGCTGGTTCAGGCATTACTGGTGGAACTGGCGTATCTGGTGGATTCACTGCTGACAACCTAATTGACTTGGTTTACAGCGTTGATACAGCAGGCCGTACTCTTCCGGGTACAGGATGGCAGATGAACGCTAAGGCAATCTCTGCTGTTCGTAAGCTAAAGGACAACGCTGGTCAGTACCTGTTCAGCCCGTCACTTTCTGCTGATGCTCGTGATCTATTGCTTGGTTACCCAATCTTTGAGAACCCAGCAATCGTGGATCCAGCAACAAGCGCGAAGTCAGTAATCTTTGGTCACTTGCCAAGTTACTTTGCTCGCACCGTTGGTGGCTTACGTCTAGACCGTTCGGATGACTATGCCTTCCAGAACGACCTAATCACGTTCCGTGCAACAATGCGCGTGGATGGCAACCTAATTCAGACTTCACATGTGAAGTACTTTGCAGGCGGAGCCAGCTAGTCGCAATACCCCAAAACGTGGAACCCCACCGAGAGCGCAGGCTTGGTGGGGTTCTGCTTTTATTTAACCGTGTTTTAATGTAAAGTCAAAGCACCTGCGAATGAACGGATCACCTGTGACTAAACCCCTATCTATCGGCTGGAACTCTAACGCGCCTTGGGCTGCTACTGGTTACGGAACACAAACAGCGCAAGTCACTCAGCGACTTAAAGAGATTGGTCACGATGTTGCGATCTTTAACAACTACGGATTAGAAGGAAGCAACACAGACTGGAACGGGATTCCTGTTTATCAACGTGGCGCAGACCTTTATTCAAATGACGTAGTGCCTGCACACATGCACCATTGGACATCACAGCACCCAAAGCAGGGACACATTCTATTCACGCTCTATGACGTATGGGTATTCAAGGGTGATAGATGGCATGACTGGAATGTTGCAAGTTGGGTTCCAGTTGATCACTTACCTGTACCGCCTGAAGTTCTAAAGTGGTTACGCAATGATTCAGTAACTCCTATTGCAATGAGCAAATACGGGCAGGCAATGATTGAGAACGCAGGCATTGAATCGCTTTATGTGCCACATGGAATTGAATCAGTATTTAAGCCAATGAAAAGACACAAGGGAATTACTGGCAGAGATTACATAGGCATTGAAGAAGATAAGTTTGTTGTTGGTATGAACGCGGCTAACAAAGGCGTAAGCCCTAACCGCAAAGCATTTGGTGAGAACATTCTGGCGTTCTCTATGTTCGCGCAAAAGCACGATGACGTTGTTTTGTATCTGCACACAGATCAGATGGGCGCACTAGGTGGCATCAAGTTATTGCAGTTGCTTCAATCCTGTGGAGTTCCAGAAGATAAGTTCAAGTTTGTTGATCCTTACGTTTATCGAACCGGCATTGACCAGCAAACATTAGCCACGATCTATACGGCTATGGATGTTCTACTTGCGACTAGCTACGGTGAAGGCTTTGGTATTCCAACTGTGGAAGCGCAAGCCTGTGGAACGCCTGTCATTATCAGCGACTTTGCAGCTTCAACTGAACTACTAGGTGACGGGTGGTTAATTGACGGGCAACCGCTTTGGGATGCACCGCAAGCAAGTTGGTTCCACATGCCTAGCGTTCCTGCAATAGTGGATTCGCTTGAGCAGGCTTATCAGCGTGGGCGCGGTAGATCAGACAAGGCTCAGGAGTTTGCCAAAGCGTATAACGCAGATACGGTCTTTGAAGAACATTGGAAACCCGTACTTACGGTTTTAGAAGCCAAAGCCCTAGAACGGCTCTAGAGCGATGAAGATTGGCTGGTACACACATCACACAGAGAACACGCAGAACGTGCTTGTACGTTCGCCTGTGAGCCAGCAAGGACTATTCACGGGGCAGTTCGCAGGTGGCGCAGAAATGTCAGACTATGAATACCGCCTGCAAGCACCATTGAACTATGAGATCGAAATTGTCACACCGTACACATTCGATACACACGAGATACACCAATTCGATTCAGTCATAGTTACTGGGACAGATGCCTTTACAGATGCGCAGTTATACAGGCTGGCAGAGCATGACCCGTTTGTGTTCGTGCATCACCTGCAAACACCACGCGCCGGACTGAACGCTTTGATTCGTGGCTCTCGATTATTCGTAACTCATACCCCTGCTCACATGCGCAGAGAATTATCTTGGAGTAAGCCACGCAAGACCGCGCAAGTTCTTTCCTACTTCGACACCAGTAAGTGTCACGATCACATGGACAAGAAACCGTTTGCTTTATGGGCTGCAAGAAATCACCCGTTGAAAGGTCAGCTACGCGCACACGCTTGGGCAGCGCAGGCAGGCTACGAGTTCAAAGCTCTGACAGATGTACCGCGTGATCAGGTACTAGATGCGATGGCTAGGTGTGAGTGGTTTGTTCACTTGCCGTTAGCCTTTGAGTCAGAATGCAGAGCAGTTATGGAAGCGGTACTTTCAGGTTGCAGGATTCACACGAACGAGAACGTAGGAATTACTAGCGTTGAAGATTGGCATGATGCAGATGCACTACGCCACATGATAGATAAGGCAGGCGATACATTTTGGAAACTGGTGCAGCAATGAGAATGCTCACGATCATTCCGACTCGTGGCAGGAACCATAATGCCATTAGATTATTTGAAGCGATTAACGCAACGGCAGACTTTACAGAAGTTGTGTTTGCAATAGATGCAGATGATGTTGCAACCTATAACGGCCTTATGCACGAAACTGCTGGACTGGATAACGTCAAGGTAATTATTGCAGAGCGTATGGGAATGAACGGAACTCTTAACTATTGGGCTTTATGGTTTGCCCCTGACTATGACTACATCTGTTTTATGGGTGATGATCACCTACCGCGCACAGGCGGATGGGATACGAAACTCGCTGAAGCGATTGGCGATCAGCCCGGCATTGCATACGGGAACGATTTACTGCAAGGCGAGAATCTACCAACTGCCGTAGTAATGTCTAGCAAGATTATTAGAGCTACGGGCTTTATGAGTCCACCAGCATTGAAGCACTTGTTTCTAGATAACTATTGGTTGGCAATGGGCAAGGCATTAGGAAACGCAAACTACTTGCCAGATGTAATCCTTGAACATATGCACTACACAAACGGCAAGTCAGCGCATGACGAAAGATACGCAGCTGTGAACACTGTTGAAATGCACAACGGCGATCAGGCTATCTTTGCTGAATACCTTGCAACAGAATTTGCTAATGACGTTGAGAATGTCAAGGCTTGGTAATGATTACAAGACTTAGACCTAAATGGTCTGATGAAGAACTAGGAAAAATCTACGCAACGCCACACAGTCACAAGCAATGGCAGGATCACGTTCTTAGAGTCAATAGAACTTTAGAGATTGCGCAAGGCATAAAGGGAATCAAATCCGTAGCTGATCTATCTGCCGGTGATGCCTTCATTATCAACGCACTTGGACTTAGCAAAACTTTCATTGGTGACTATGCGCCTAAATACGAATACACAGGGCCTATAGAACAGACCATTGAGCAGATACCTGATGTGGATTTATACATCTGTTCAGAAACTTTAGAACACCTAGATAATCCAGTTGAAGTGTTAAAGCAGATACGGCAGAAAACTAAATACCTTTTACTGAGTACGCCACACGCAAAATGGGATGACGTAAATCAAGAACATTATTGGGCATGGGATAAAGACGGCGTTGCAGAACTACTTGCAGAAGCAGGATTTGAAACGGTAAGTTTCGAGTTGCTAGAACTAGCTGATCAGTTTTATTACGACTACCAGATTTGGGTTTGCAAATGAAAATTTTAATTACAGGTCACAAGGGATTCGTTGGGCGCAACTTTGTTAAGGCATTACCAGACAGCGACATAACAGGAATTGACTTAAAAGACGGCAACGACTGCCGGGACTTCTTCAAGACCAATACAGAGCAGTTCGATCTAGTTATTCATCTAGCCGCCATTGTTGGTGGTCGCGCAACTATTGAAGGTGAGCCGCTATCGGTAGCAACTGACCTGTCAATAGATGCTGAGTTCTTTAACTGGGTGCAGAAAACAAAACCCATAAATACGGTTTACTTTTCTAGTTCTGCCGCGTATCCCATTGACTTGCAGAACTCACATCGTCAAAACAAACTGGCAGAGTATGACCTGAATCTTTATGAAGTTAGGAATCCAGACCTGACTTATGGCTGGGCAAAACTTACAGGGGAATACCTAGCGCAATTCTTAGATGGCACAAACCTATTTGTGTTCAGGCCGTTTTCTGGTTATGGCTCTGATCAAGATGCTGATTATCCGTTCCCTAGTTTCATTGACCGCGCTCTAGCTAAGGCAGACCCGTTTGACATTTGGGGCAACGGCGAACAGGTACGCGACTTCATCCACATTGACGATATTGTGCAGGCTGTTCTGTGGCACGTTCAGACCAAATACACCGGCACGTTCAATCTGTGTTCAGGCTTTGCCACTAGCTTTAATGAACTTGCAGAAATGGTTTGTGAAGAAGCAGGTTACAAGCCTGAGTTCAATCATGTGATCACTGCACCAACTGGCGTGACTTATCGGGTTGGTGACCACCACTTGTCGCACCAATACTTCATACCTCAGATCAGCCTGCGTGAAGGTATCCGCAGGGCATTAGCAGAAAGAAAAACCCAATAGACACGCGGTAAATACGGGTTTCCTAAATGGGCTTGACATTGTTATACAAACAAGCAATACTTAATACATAAGCGCAGGGAAACCTGCTAGGACAAAGGAAACAAAATGAAGAAGTTTTTCAAAGCAGAATACAAAGGTCAGATCGAAGTACGCTCATCAGATGCAGATTATGTAGTTGCTACTTTCTTACTTGGTATGGATGATTCAATCGCTTGCACATGGCACAAAAGTTCTAATGCAGCAGGCAAGCCAATAAATCGTGGTTACTTTCAGCCAATAGCAGTTGTTGAAGTAACAGAAATTGACAAAGCAGAATTCAATGCAATCAAATCAGCTGCATAGTTAAACAAAACGAACAGCCCTGCCTGACGGTGGGGCTGTTTGCTTTTGTCTGCCGTAGAATAGGAACAGACTTTAGGAGTTTCCATTGGCAATCACAAACGGCTACGCCACACTTACACAAATTAAGGCAGCATTGCGCATCACAGATGCTGTTGATGATTCGTTACTAGAGATGGCAGTTGAGTCAGCATCACGGGCTATTGACGGACACGCTGGCAGATACTTCTATTCATCAGGAACAGCCACGCGCTACTACGCAGCAGAAGATTCTTTCGTTACTCAAATTGATGATGTATCTGGAACGGCTATCACAATTCAAGTTTCATCTGGTGGCGATGGTGTCTTTGATACAACCTTTGCACCTATTGACTATCAGCTAGAACCATTGAACGGGAACGTAGATGGTCTGCCTGTTCCGTACACACGCATTCGCGCAGTAGAGAACTATCTATTCCCAGTTGAATCTGAGCAAGCACTTGTAAAAGTAACCGCAGTCTTTGGTTGGTCTAGTGTTCCTATTGCAATCACACAGGCTTGCATCATTCAGGCCAGCCGTATCTTCAAGCGTTTAGATTCACCGCTAGGTGTTGCAGGCTTTGGCGATCTTGGAGCGATCTCAGTAACTAGGGACATTGACCCTGACGTTGCTCAGTTGGTTGCGCCTTATCGCAGAATGCGAAACCTTGCGTAATGGCACTACTATCTGAAATCCGTACAGGGCTTGCAGTAAACCTTGCAACTATCACGGGACTACGCACAGCAGCAGTCTTGCCTGATAATCCAAATCCACCCATTGCGATTATCTCGCCTGACTCTATTGCCTATGACAATACCTTTGCACGAGGAATGCAGACTTACCAGTTCACCGTCATTGTGCTAGTTGGTCGCGTAGCTGAGAGAACAGCGCAGAACTCAATGGATGCCTTCTGTTCTAGCACCGGCACATCCAGTATTAAATTAGCCATTGAGCGCGACAAGACACTTGGTGGGAAAGTGTATGATTTAAGAGTTACCGATATGAGAGCGTATGCCACGATCCCTGTCGGTGAAGTAAACTATTTAGCAGCAGAGTTCCTAGTTCTCTGCTACGCAGACTAAGGGAGCAACACGCAATGCCAAAATTTTCAGCTACGGATTACAAAGTAACCGTAAACGGAACCAACTTCTCTACCTCACTTAATAGTGTTGAACTGAGTATTGAATCTGATGACCTAGAAACAACTGCCTTTGGTGGAACTTTCCGTGAGCGTATCGGCGGTCTAAAGACTGGATCACTAACACTTCAGTTCATGCAGGACTTTGGTGCAGCTTCAGTTGATGCAACTCTGTTCCCATTGCTAAATACTTTGGCTACTGTTGTAATCGTTCCAACTTCAGGTTCAGTATCTTCAACTAACCCAAGCTACACGTCACTATGTCTTGTAAATTCCTACTCGCCATTTGCTTCCAGCGTTGGTGACATTGCAACTCTGTCTGTAACTTGGCCTACATCTGGCACAATCGTTCGCGGAACTTCTGCCTAGTATGAAGATCAACCTGCGCGTAACTTTTAACGATAAGTCAGTAGAAGATGTTTCTGCTACAACTCGTGACCTTGTTGCATTTGAGGACAAGTTCACTAAGTCGGTAACAGCATTAGAAACAGATTTTAGAATCACAGATATGTTGTGGCTCTCATGGCATTGGTTGCACCGTACTAACAAAACTGCAAAGTCTTTTGAAGAATGGTGCGATGACGTAGACACGATTGAAGCGAGTGAAGAAAGCCCAAAATAACTGGGTTGGGTGACTCATCCCAACATTGGTATCTGGCTTATCTATCCGTTGAAACTGGCATTGCTCCGTCAGTCTTAATGGAAGAATCTGAACGTATGCTATTTACAATGGCAATGTATCTGCGCTGGCGAAATAGTCAGGGGACATAATGGCACTAAGTAAATTTGCAACAGGTCGCGCCGGTGGTGCATCTGTGGAAGTTGTCGGTCTGTTTGAGTTTCTTAGACGGGCTTCGGCAGCTGATTCAATGTTTAACCAAGAGATACGTTCTGCATCTATTGTGTTGGCTAAAGTTATTGTGACTGAAGTTAGAGCGCATGCAAGCTACGCACCTAATCGCAGGCAAGCAATTCAATCTGCAATGGGCTTACGCGCTTTCTCTGACCGTGTGCCGGCTATCAAGTTACGCGGTTCATCTGAGTTCGTTTCTAAATCCAGACCAAGCAAGAAGCGCAAGCGACCAGTTACTAGGGGTGACGTGTTCTACGGCGCAGAGTTTGGGTCTGACAGGTTGCGCCAATTTCCTGACAGATCGCCTAAATTGGGCAACGGAAATCAGGGCTATTTCTTCTGGCCTACCGTTGAAGCAATGGCTCCAAAGATCAACCAAGAGTACCTAAAATCCTTAGATCGCTTGACTAAAAAACTTGAACGAATGTAGTAGACAGAGCGTATAACAACTGCTAGAGTCTGACTCATGTACGCAGTTAAATGGTGGTCAGTCAAGGACAACAGACCTAAGCCATACGCAGATGATTGGGCTGGCTTTGTAGCTTTGCTATCGCATCACGCTGAACGTGAAGATAAATACAAGGGTCACTTATACAGTCCAGTTACCTACGTTGAGAACGGGTCACGCGGTAACAAGAACGTAATTGCTATCAACGCATTCGTAGCTGATCTAGACGGCGAAGCACTAGATGACACACTAAAGAAACTAGACGGCTATGAATACATTATTTACACCACGCACAGCCACAGCCTAGAAGAACAGCATTGGCACATTGTTATCCCATTTGCAGAACCCGTACCTAGTCACGAGTGGTTCTCAGTCTGGAAGCAGATGCACGAACTGTTAGACATTGTTGGTGACCCACAGACTTGCGATCCTGCCCGTATCTTCTTTGCGCCACAACACGCACCCGGCGCAGAGTTTGAAACCTTGCGCGGTTATGGCGAGATTATGCAAGCACCTGAGCAGAGATACTCAGACCGACCACCTGTGACGATTACTAAGCGTGAGTCACACCGCACCCTAGATCATTGGGAATGCTGCTGCACACTTGAGAAGGTATGCGCTAAGTGTGAAATAGAATTTAAGGATGTTGATTTATCTAGGTACAATGGGATGAGTCAGAAAGAAATACGGCAAGATATACGCCGTGAGTTCTTGGAGTTAATGGCAGGTCTTACTGTCGCTTAGGAGTCTTAGTGGCAGGCAAAGATTTTGAAGTTAGATTTAAGGGTGACACCACTCAGCTAACTACATCACTCAAAGGTGTATCTAAGACTTCAAAACTAATGGGTATGAATGTATCCAATTCAACTCGCAAGGCTGCACTTGGCATTGCTGCTATGGGTGCTGCAAGTATCAAGCTAGGTGTTGATGCAGTTAAGGCTGCTGCTGCCGATCAGAAAGCCCAACTCAAATTAGCCAAGACTTTACAGAACGTCACAGGCGCAACTGATTCAGCCATTGCTGCAACAGAGAAGTTCATTACCGCGCAACAGTTTGCAACTGGTGTATCTGATACCGATTTAAGACCAGCACTAGAGAATCTTGCTAGAGCAACAGGTGACATTGGGCAAGCTCAAGACCTGTTGAAACTTAGCCTTGATGTTAGTGCCGGTTCAGGCCGTGACTTGTCTACCGTGTCGCTTGGTTTGACTCGTGCATTAGGTGGCAACTTTGCTTCATTAAGTAAGTTAGGCATTGTCATCCCTGAAAACATAAAGAAGTCTAAAGACTTTGGACAAGTTCAGGAATACTTGAACAAGTTATTTGGTGGTCAGGCTGCCGTTGCTGCAAATACATTTGCAGGCAAGTTAGCAATTATGCGTGAGCGATTAGCTGAAGCGCAAGAAACTATTGGTGGATTGTTGCTGCCTATCCTGACCAAGTTAGTTGATAAGTTCCTGAACAATGTGATGCCAGCCATTGAGCGCGTAGTTGAAGTGATCCAGTTTCAAGGTGCAGGTGCAGGGCTTGAAGCTATTGGCACAGAGATTGCAAATGTAATAACTAACCTAGACGGAACTGCTCTAAAGATTAAGAATCTAATTCTTTTGTTTCTTGGTATCAAGACTGTAACTCCATTAGTTCTAGCGTTGCGCGCTTCATGGGTCGCAACTTCTGCTGCTATCGGTGCAACAGCAACTGCAACAAAAGTTGCTACTGGTGTTATGAAGTCAGCGTTAATCAGTACGGGTATTGGTGCGCTCATTGTTGCAGCTGGTTTCCTTGCTGCAAAGATTTATGACGTAGCCATTGCAGCTGAAGCGACAGACAAAGAAGTTCGCTTTATGGAATCTAATGGCGTTCGCAGTTTCCAAAGATTTGGAACTGCTGCTGATCTTGCGCGACAGAATGTAGACCGCAACATTATCAGCCTTAACGCCGTTGCTCTAGCTGCTACTCGTGCAGCAGATGCGTTAGACAATGCAGGAATCAAGGGAGTTAAGACTGGCAACATTCCTGTTCCTGTTAAAGTTCCCGGTTCAAGTGATGTTGCTGGTGCTAGTAGTGGGGCAAGCAACGCAGCAAAGGGCGCAAGTAAGTCTGCTAAGGCTGCTGCTGCTATGGCTAAGGAAGTTGCTAAACAAGCTGCTAAGGCTGCATCTGCATTACAGAAGATGAATGACAAACTAACAGCAGCGCGTGACAAACTTGCTGCTGCAAAGGAAGCGTTTGCATCTTTCCGTGATGGAGTTAAAGATTCGATCAACGGACTACTTAACTTTGGTGATGCAGCCAATGCACAGACTGGCACGTTCTTGCAGAACCTACGCGCTCAAGCCAATGGCATTGTTTCGTTTGCTGGCAAGATTCAGCAACTTATCAAGATGGGCTTATCTGAGTCTGCGATCCAACAGGTCTTAGCAGCAGGCGCAGAAGCAGGTGGCAAAATAGCTGATGAACTTATTGCTGGTGGCGCAAGCGCAATAAGTGAAACCAACAAATTAGTTGCAAGCGTAAACACAGCAGCAACTGCATTAGGACAGGCAGGCGCAACTGCGTTCTATCAAGCAGGTATTACTCAAGGTCAAGCAATGGTGAACGGAATCATTGCAGCAATTAAGAAGTCAGGCTTCCGCATTGTTGGTGGCTTTGCTGCTTTGCCTAAGAACTTGCAGAAGGCTTTGGATGCAGGCAAGTTATCTAAGGATCAGATCAAAGAACTTAACACTTTACTCAAGGGTGTTCCTGCACTTGCAGAAGGTGGCGTTGTAAACAAACCGACACTAGCTCTCATTGGTGAAGCCGGGCCTGAAGCAGTTGTGCCATTGTCAAAGATGGGTGGCTCAGGTGGAAACAATTACAACATCACCGTCAATGCAGGAATAGGAACAAACGGGACACAGGTAGGGCGTGAAATTGTTGATGCGATCAAACGATACGAACGCACAAGTGGCCCAGTCTTTGCGAGTGCGTAAATGTCACAACCAGATACTAAGGTGTTCATTGCCTTTGATTTAACAGACTCACTAGGTTCTTATTTCGCGCTAGATGATCCTGTTCGTGGCGTTCTAAATAGCAACTACATTCTTGGTGGCGATGTTCTCTATGACGTTACTGATCATGTGGCTAGTGTTTCTATTTCGCGTGGCAAGTCAAACGAGTTAGACAGATACACAGCAGGCAACGCATCTATAACCCTGCACAATGACGATAGACACTTTGACCCGTTCTATGAAGATGGGCCGTTCTACACGCAGATAGTTCCACGCAAGGAAGTTGCTATCGAAACAAACGGAATCAGGCAATACACCGGGTTCATAGATGATTGGGATTTGTCCTATGAACTTGGTAACAAATCATTTGCTGGAGTTTCTTGCGTAGATGGATTCTTACAACTCAACGCAACTCAACTCAATGCTTTCACTAACGTAGAAGAACTATCTGGTGAGCGCATCTTTAAGATTCTCAACAGACCAGAAGTTGCGTGGCCTGCATCTAAGCGAATCATTGAAGAAGGTCGGCGCACTTTAACCAATGACACGGTAGCGCAAAACACTAACCTGCTCAGTTACTTGCAGCTGATTGAATCAACTGAAGTCGGTTCTTTGTTTATGAATAAAGACGGCGCATTAGTATTCCAAGACAGAATTGTTGGGCCACCACTTGATGAAACTTTAGTCTTTAGTGACGGCACACACGGCACAGCAGTTACTGCAACAACTGTAAATTATAGTGACATTCAAGTTGTCTACGGATCAGAGAACCTTTACAACCGCGTAGTGGTTACGCGCATTGGTGGTACTGCACAGATAGCAGACTCGGTAGACTCGCAAGCTCTTTACGGCATTCAGACTTTATCCCTTGACGGTTTGTTATTAGTAGACGATGAAGAAGCACTTACTTTAGCTGAATATCTACTTGGTGTTTATGATCAACCTGAACTACGAATCACAAGCGTAGAAGTTAATCTGCACGATAAGACACCAGAGCAGCAGGGCAAGTTATTGCAGATTGAATTGCAGGATGTCTACAAAGTTGTATTCACACCTAACGGCATCGGCGATCCGTTTGAGCAGTATGCAGACGTTACAGGTATCAAGCATTCAATCGGTATAGCGCAGCACAAGATCACGTTTGACTTTGGCTCAATCCGTAAGTTCCCATTCATTCTTGACCATCCTGTTTACGGTGTGCTTGGTGGTGGCTTGCCGTTATACGATGCACTCAATGCAATCTATGATGATCCGCAGGTAAGATATAACGGTGCAGAGAACTCTGGCAACGTGACAGACTTACGAACTCGGTTCACTAAGAATTAGGATTTGACATGGCTACAAACTTTCCAACTAGCGTGGACATTCTAAGCAACCCAACTCCAACAAGTTCGCTGAACTCACCGCCACATTCAGCGCAACACACAAACTCAAACGATGCCATTGAAGCAGTTGAAACTTATTTGCTAAGTGGGTTCGTGGTTCTTACTGCTGGCACACTTGCTCTAGCAATGGGTTCAAGCACTAACGTTAATGTTGAAGTTACCCCTAATGCAACTGCAACTTTTACCACTACTGTTCCAGCTGCCGGTATGCGCCGTACCTTGTTGATTCTGACTTCAGGTGCGACAAGCTACACCATGACATTTGGTGCAGGCTTTAGATCACAGGGAACACTTGCAACAGGCACAACAACTGCGCGTTACTTTGCACTTGAGTTCATTAGTGACGGCACAACCCTTATTGAACTGGGCCGTACAACGGCTATGGCGTAAACTTAAAACAACCAATACATAGGAGTTAAACAATGGCTGGCGAAGGTCGGAAAACATTTGTTGCTGGTGAAGTTCTACTAGCGCAAGAATTAAATGATTACCTAATGGATCAGTCCGTTATGAACTTCGCAACTGATGCTGCGCGTTCGTCTGCAATTCCAACACCAACTGAAGGTTTGTTGTCGCTGACTTTAGACAACGATGAGATTGACTACTACAACGGTTCAGCGTGGGTTCCTGCGTTGCCTATTGGCGCGTGGCAGAGTTGGTCACCAGTTTTAGGTGGCGGTTGGCTGAATGGCAACGGAACTTGGAATGCGACTTATGCGCAGATTGGCAAAACTGTTATTGCAAGAGGATTTTTTACATTGGGTAGTTCGACTACAAAGGGAACAGATATGCGCGTGACCTTGCCAGTCACGGCTGCTTCCACTTTTCTTTCTTGGAATTGCTATTCAAGCGTTGCTGGATCTCAATACGCACTAATTGCCCGTCTTGAAAGCACAACTTCATTACGCATAGTTGCACAAGTAGCAAGTGCTACATATGTAACCGTCACTCAAATTATTGGTGGATCAGTTCCGGGACTTTGGGGAACAGGCGATACCTTAGCATTTCAAATTACTTACGAAGCAGCATAAGGAAACACAATGGAACAAATACAAATCTGGTTCGCCACATCACCACTAGCTTCATTCCTACGCACATTTGGTGCAGGTCTTTTAGGTTGGGTAATCATTAACGCTAATGACCTTAACCTTCACCCGGCAGTTGCTATTGCACTCGCTTCATCTTTGCCTGTTCTAGTTTCGTGGTTGAATCCAGCTGACGAACGCTTTGGTAATGATGTAGGCGTGGATGAGTAATGGCTTATCCCCTAAAGGCATGGCGCACTACATTTCCGTATGGCGTTAAATACAGCAACGGCGGAATCCATAAAGGCATAGACGGCGCAGCCAAAGTTGGAACGCCAGTTTATGCAGCCGTGTCGGGCAGGGTAGTTCATTCAGGGGTACACAAGTTCCGCAAGGGCTGGGGTTCTGCATTTGGTATTCATGTGATCGTGGACAACGACAAGTTCAAAGATGGTGATGCAGGCTTATGGGCTGGTTACTGTCACTTGTCTAAGGTTGCTCTAGCTGTTGGTCAGCGCGTTGAGCGTGGGGATTTAATTGGCTGGTCTGGAAATACAGGTCGAAGCACAGGCCCACATCTGCACTTTCAGATTCTTGCAAGCCGTACTTGGAATCCGCGCAAGCACGTCAATCCTCAAAGGTGGTTAAAGGCATGAGTCAATACATAAGCCGCAAGTCAGATGCTAAGAGCAAGCCACCAACACAGGTTCTAAAACCTAACGTCTGGACAATCATTGAAGCCGGCGGAAAGATGCCGTTAGTTCCAACTGAGTCCACTAAGACAGGCGCAATCTGGTCTGCCTATCTAAACATTGAGTCACCCAAAATTGGTGGCGCAACTGAGTTAGTAATTAAGTGGGTGCGCGATCCTGCAAAGTTAAATGATGCAACTGGTTATGAAACTAAGTCGCTTAAGAAAGGTGGCACTACGTTCATCAAAGATACTTGGATGTTCCAAGCTATCAAGGGTCAGCCTGTTGTCTTTATGGTTAAGGCAAACGGCAAGGCAAAAGTCACAACTCGTGAAACAAAGTTGGCTATTGCGTAATGGGACTCATTGAACTAGGGCAATACGCAGGCGCGCTAACTGCAATCGCTGTTTTATTTGGAATGTTTATCAAGTGGGCGATTGTTAAGCCCATAAAGGCATACATTGACACCGCTACTTACGCTTTGCACCCAGATGCCAACGGCGGCAAGAGCCTTGCAGACGTAGCTAGAACCGTAAACCGCATTGAATCAAATGTTAAAGACCTTGACTATCGCTTGAACTCAATAGAAGAACTGGTTACTAAGCCGACACGCGCTAAGAAATCCGCTTCCTGACGTACCTGCGCTCTAGACTTATCTAGACGAAAGGTGGTCACAATGGCCTTACTTGACGATCTAGAAAACGTAAGACACAAGAAACCCGGTTGCACCGTTGCTGAGATAATCAAGACCCTAAATGCAAGTGAAGCCAAAGCACTTAACAAAGCACTAGATGATCCTGATTCAAGCCCTACTAATCTGGCGTTGATTCTAAACAAGAACGGCTACAAGATAAGCCGACAAACAATAAACCGACACCGTAACCGCAAGACAAATGCGGAAGGATGTAAATGCCCATGAGCCTTAAAGATGATCTATCAAAGATGGGTGATGACGAACAGCGCAAGCGCGTTGCTAAAGAAATCCCCAAAGGCTTTGAGCCGGGCATTGAGTATGACTCAAGCGGTGGCGTTCTGCGATCAGTTCCAAGACCAGCAGGTGATGAACCTGACCACGCGGAACTTCTAGCTGAGTTTGAACTAGACCCTGCTAAGTGGCGCATCACAGGGCTACGCCGTAGCAAGTGGCAGCGTTGGGATGGCGAGTGGCTGGAATCTTTTAGGGCTACATTCGTACCTCATAGTGGTTCTAGGTCTGTCCCGATAGATGACCTGCTGGAAATAGTAGGGAAGTGGAAGCCACGCAATACCTCTAGGAAGCCCACAGAGCCACGCAGAGCCACGCAAGCCTACGTTGTGGTGCTAGCAGACACACAGGTTGGAAAGATTGACGGTGGTGGCTCTGACGAGATCATTCAAAACGTATTACACAAGACAGATTTAGCCGTTGTCAGACTCAAAGAACTGCGTAAGGCAGGGCGCGACATTGGAACGATCTACCTACCGCAACTGGGTGACTGCATTGAAGGGTTTAACAGTCAAGGCGGCAAGAATGTTTGGCGTACAGACCTAGACCTTACTGCTCAGATTCGTGTCTATCGCAGGTTGCTATTGCACATGGTTAAAACATTCGCGCCACTAGCTGACCGCGTGATTGTTCCTTGCGTTCCCGGTAACCATGATGAAGCAGTGCGCGTTGGTAACTCAATGGCTACGACTTACACAGATTCATTTGCACTAGATGCAGCTTCAGCCGTTGCAGATGCGCTGGCAGATCACCCTGATTACAAGCACGTCAGTTTCACATTCCCTAAGTACGACACTTTGACCGTAACCCTAGACATGGCTGGCACAGTTGTTGGCCTTGCACACGGACACCAATGCAGGGGTAAAGCGGTGGAGTGGTGGAAGAACATGGCGCATGGGCAACAAGACATTGGTGAAGCCACGTTGTTATTGACTGGTCACTATCACCACTTAAAGATTGAACAGTCAGGTCGCAAGACTTGGATACAAGCACCATCGTTAGACGGTGGTTCAACTTGGTTTGAGAACTCATCAGGTCAAGCAGCACCGGCAGGAATGCTCACGCTAACAGTTGGACAAGGTAGGTGGGATGATGCCAAAATCTTGTAGCCACGATTGGTTGTATGTCAGATCAACAGAAGGCGATTATGAAACCTGCCGTGTATGTAGTGAATTGAGGTTAGTCCATGACAAGTGAAGAACTAGCTGATCAAGTTACGCGCTGTGTTGAGTCGTTGCGCTCACGCATTATGGGTACAGGTGACGAGCAATACTCACGCGGAACTGAACAGAGCATTGAAACTAAATCAGGTGAGCAGATCGTTTTAGAAACGCTGGAAGAACTAGATGATGCCATTGTGTATTTGGCGCACTTACGCGCTAGACTGTCAAGACTTGCGCAGCTCTAGGCGATCCCTAGACCGTAAATGCCACCTGCTTATGCTTTGTCGGGTGGCATTTACTTTGCCCAAAAACCCAATAGACACGCGGTAAATTGGCTATTTTGCAAATGGGCTTGACTTGTATAACAAAAGGTGCAATGATCATTACATAGGCGCAGGGCAACCTGCTAGGACAGAAAAGAGAAAGCAAATGTTTAGTGAAAACGTAAACCCTATTCACAAGCAGAGAATGATCGGCATTGGATTAACGTGGCAGGAAATTTTTCTTTACGAAAAAATTGCAATAGGTGCAGTTGTAAAAAGTTCAGACACACACGCAAGCCATCCACGCTTCGAGGAAGGCAGCAGATTAAGCATCTTCAATTCGCTGAAAAGTTTAGCCGAAAAGAATTTAATCATTTTAGAAATTGACGGTGACACTTGGACAGCAACAGGATTAGGTGAATAACAATGGCTACAAAGCAACAAGTCAGCAAAGCACTAGAGCAGCTAGGTGCAGCATTAACTCAAGACCCCGGCAAATACGATTTTGACGAAATTGAAATAGTCGCACCGGAGGGCAAGGTCTGGGCATCTAACTTATCTGGGGTCTTGTGTTTTGAATTTGATCGTTACAGCATGACTAAGGCTGAACTTTGGGATGAAGTTTTGAATGACATAGAAGATGGTTTACTAGATGAATCGTAAGCAGGCGAATGATGAGTAAAGCAAAGATCATTATTGGTGATGTTAGAACTGCATTGCAGCTACTACCTGAGCAGTCAGTTCAAACCTGCATAACGTCACCGCCATACTGGGGCTTGCGTGACTACGGTGAAGGCGATCAGATCGGGTTAGAAGAAACACCGCAGCAATACGTTGATCAAATGGTTGAAGTGTTTAGGCAAGTGCGGCGCGTGCTAAAAGATGACGGCACACTTTGGTTAAACATTGGTGATAGCTACGCATCCACCAAAGAAGGCAATACGAACGGGACTAGTGGAAAAGTTAAACAGAAGGCAGGTGTGAACGATAACACTAGAAAGCGCACTATCCCTGACGGACTCAAGCCAAAAGACCTTGTTGGTATTCCTTGGCGTTTAGCATTCGCATTACAGGCTGACGGCTGGTATCTAAGACAAGACATTATCTGGGCTAAGCCTAATCCAATGCCTGAATCAGTTACCGATAGATGCACAAAGTCACACGAATACGTTTTTCTTTTGACTAAATCACGTCAGTATTTTTATGATCATGTAGCAATAAAGGAAGATGCAACTACGGAACACAAAGAATCCAAGCCTAACCCTTATGCGTTGCACGTTCAAAATGGTGGAAAAGACACTCAAAATTTAGGAACTTCAGCACTAGATGGAAAACGTAACAAACGTGACGTTTGGACAGTTGCAACCAAGCCCTACAAAGGCGCGCACTTTGCAGTAATGCCTGAAGCGCTTGTTGAGCCTTGCATACTTGCAGGTTCAGCAGCTGGCGATACGGTGCTTGATCCATTTACAGGTTCTGGAACTGTTGGGATGGTGGCACTAAGACACAACAGAAACTTTGTAGGCACTGAACTTAATCCAGACTATGCAGAATTAGCGGTTGATCGTATTTACAATGACGCACCGCTATTAAACGAAATAGAAAAGGAGTTGGCAAATGGCTGACGAACAGAAAGAAAACAAAGACAACATGATTGCCCTACGCCTTAACAGTGAGCAGATGCTTGCAGTTAGACAGTGGGCGCACCAGCACAACGCAAACGTAAGTCAAGTAATCAGATCAGCAATAGAACTAATGACAGGAGCAAAGCAATGAGAACACCAAGTGAACAGCTAGTGCAAACAACGTGGATGGCAGACCACAAACTATTTGCAAATCATGATGCCGTCACGCCGGTTGATTGGGCTAAGGTCTGGGAAGTAATAGACAACATAGATGAACCAGAATTTGACGAACACCAGCTAGTTATAGTTGCAGTTCTAGAGTTCCTATGTGGTTCTGAAATGGTTGAAGTCAGCCTTGACGAGATCGCTAACTTGCCACAGATTGAACGTCAAGCAGTAGCTGAAGCCTTGCGCTTGAAGTGGTCTAAAGTCGAGTTCCAAGAAAACCTGTAATGGACAACGACAAAGCAGAAATACACGTTGAGCCTTTACCGTTTCAGCAGATTCCTAACTGGGTGTTTGAGTCTGATGTTTCAGCTACGGCTATCAAGTTATACCTAGTGCTGCGCAAGAACGGGGATAACAAACGTGGTGTTAGTTACTGGTCGCGCCGGAAGTTAGCAGAGCAGTTAGGCACGTCATCCAACACAATGGATAGGGCTAAGAAAGAACTAATTGAAATGGGTGCGTTGTGCCAGATCAACCGTAAGAATAAAGACGGTGACTGGACTTCTAACCTGTATCACGTTCACACTTCAAGCGTTGTAAATTGCAGATACCTATCATCATCAGTGGGTAGACCTATACCCACCAGTGGTGATACCCCTATACCCACCAGTGGTGAACAAACTAATAACCATATAGAACTTAGAACCAATGAACTTAATACTCGCACCTACGGTGACGAGATTCATCAGGCTTGCAAGTTACTAGCTGACCTAATTGAATCCAACGGATCACGCAGGCCACAGGTTACTGATAAGTGGCTAAGTGACATGGAACGACTGCACCGGATAGATGAACGCAGCTGGGAGCAGATCACCAAAGCGATTGAGTGGTGTCAGGCAGATGAGTTCTGGCGTGGAAACATTATGAGTCCCGGCAAGTTGCGTAAGCAATACGATCAGCTACGACTGGCAGCACAGCGCGGTAGCAAGCAAAGCAAGTTCACTAAGACTATGGACTGGTTAAAGAACCTAGAGAACGATACAAAGGAACTAGAACAATGAAGCACGTTGTGATGTTCTCAGGTGGCATTGGTAGTTGGGCAACGGCTAAACGTGTTGTTGCAAAGTATGGCGCAGATGACGTAACACTTTTGTTTAGTGACGTTAAGGGCAATACAGACAATCCTCACATAGGCGAAGATGAAGATACCTATAGGTTTATTAAAGATGCAGCAGATAACTTAGGCGCACCAGTTGTGACTGTTATGGATGGCAGAAACATTTGGGAAGTGTTTAGTGATAAGAAGTTTCTAGGCAATTCAAGACTTGCTAATTGCTCACACGTTCTAAAACAGAAACCAGCTAGAGAATGGTTAGATGAAAACTGCGATCCAGATAACACAGTTGTTTATGTTGGAATTGACTGGTCAGAGATTCATAGGCTCCCGGCTATTGTAAGAAACTATTTACCCTTTAAAGCTGAAGCACCATTGACTGAACCACCGTATCTAGATAAACAAGATTTGATTCAATGGGCTTTGTCAGAACAACTAGAACCACCGCGACTTTATGCAATGGGCTTTGCTCATAATAATTGTGGTGGTGGATGCGTAAGAGCAGGCCAAGCGCAATTCAAGAAACTGTTGGATGTAATGCCTGAACGATTTGCAGAATGGGAACATCAAGAATCTTTATTGCAAGAGCAATTAGGTGATGTTTCAATACTGAAAGAAACTGTAAACGGTGAAGTGAAGCGATTGCCACTAAAAGTCATAAGACAACGCAAAGAACAGCAACCAGAACTATTTGATGATCTAGACATTGGTGGCTGCGGTTGCTTTACAGATTATGAGGAACAGGAATGAACAAAGCAGAGATAGGCAAAGTCTTAGCAGTTGCAATGGCGATAGATGCGCGACTTAGTGCAGCTGATGAAGCAGGATTTAGAGCAAAGGTTGAAGGCTGGTCATTAGCACTAAGCGCAACTATGGAGTTTGAATTTGCGCGTGATGCAGTAGGCAAGCACTACGCAACATCAACTGCTTCAGTTATGCCGGCGCACCTAAACGCAATGTGGAGCAGTCACAGGAACAGGCAGAACGAGATTGACAACGTAAGAGCCATTGGGTCAAGTCCTAAGTCACAAGGAATGCCAGAAGCAATCAGGCAGCAACTCAAAGGCTTTGGCCTGATAAATGACTAGGACTTTATTCTGGGTGCAGATTGTCAGTAAGCAAATTGTTTGCGTGTCTTGTGCAGGTGATACCAACATGATCGGCTGGATGGCAGTCAGCAATGAGCTAAAGGCAAAGATGTATGAAAAGGATTATCTGCGCTGTTCAGTTTGTGGGTCTTTGCGCTAACGCATAGGCAACTGACATACTGGAAGGATGCTCAAAGACTGCGATCACGAAGCGTGGCTAGATTCTGGAATGTGCCTAATCTGTTCCGCGCCTGAATCGTGGATGCACAAAGCAGCTTGCAATGATGCTCACCCTGACACTTGCTTCCCTGAGAATGAAGAACCGCACCTGTACGCCATAGCCAAGCGGATGTGCGAAGAATGCCCGGTGTCTGGTTTCTGCCTAGAGATTGGCCTAGATGAGAAATGGGGCATGTGGGGTGGATTGGATCCAATCGAGCGTTACAAACTGTCTAAGTCTGGCAAAGTTCCAAAGGACAAACTAGATAAACGGCGATTTCTAAGGGTCTTTGCGTACACCAATTAGAACAAATGTACGAACGGCGCGTTATCTAAATGTTACAAAATAAATTGCTGAAATGGTACAAACTGTCTGCCAGCTAGGGTAATGTATAACACATAAGCGAACCGCAAGGTTCTAGGACAAAGGAAACAAAGCAATGAACGCAACACTAGCACTAGAAAACAAAACAGCAGCTGAACTAATCTTGGTTTGGAATCAGAGCGAAACTCAAATAGATGCACTAAAGACAAAGCCACGCACAGAAGAATTGTTTGTTGAGTGGGATGCACTAATCACTGTACGCGGCTGGATCATGAAGGCAATGCAGCTAAAGATGACAGATGCAGAATTTTGCAAAGTTGTAGGTATCCCAAATGACTAATTGGAACTGGACACCACGCGCAAGATTTATAGGTGAACTACTGACTGCACTAGCTGTGATTGGTGCAGGCTGGGTTCTATTCGTTGGCACTTGGTTTGCTCTAGGTGGTAACTAATGGGATTCGTACCTTATGGCATGGAATACGCAACACTAGATGACAAGCACAAGATCAGAAAGATGCTCGAATACTTAGGCATCACCCACCCGGCGCAGCAGATGGAATTTATGTCAGCCCTACTTGGTAAACCTTTTGACACAACCAAGATGAGCAGGCAAGACTTCATAACACTACGCAGCAAGATTAAGAACATTCAACAGACAAAGGACAAAGCATGAAACAAGAACAACAGGATGCGTTACGCGCTCCGTTCCCTAAAGAACAGATTCAGAAACTACCAACAGGTGGACTGCAGCTAGATTACGTCAGCCACGCATGGGTGACTGATCGCCTGCTTAAAGTTGATCCCAGTTGGAATTGGGAACCAGTTGCATTTGATGTAGATGGTTTACCTAAGTTTGATGAGAACGGTGGCCTATGGATCAAACTTACGGTTTGTGGAGTTACCCGATACGGCTACGGTGAACCAGCAACTAGAGATAAGTACGATCAAAAGAAATCGGCCATCGGTAATGCCGTCAGAAATGCAGCCATGAGATACGGCGTAGCACTTGATCTATGGGCCAAAGAAGCACCAGCACCACCAGCTGAAACAAAACCTGCACCTAAAGCAACTAAGGAACTAAGCACAGCTACGCAGAAGATGATTGAACGCATTAACGTTGCAGGTTCACTTGTTGAACTATCTGAAGTCGTGCCGTTAATTCAAAGTGGCGATTTTACAGAAACAGAAAAGCGCAATCTACGGCTTATCTTTAATAACAAGAAAACGGAACTGGTGAAAACAGCATGACGTTCTTACTAGGCGCAGTCCTATTCCTACTTGGTGGATTCTTTGGAATGCTGACAATGGCTTTCGCGCTAACTTTACCGCGCCAGACTCAAGAACAGCATGAAGCACTTGTTGCGCAGTTAAGGCTGGTGGTCGATGATGAATGATCTCAAAGAATACGGGATGCAACTAGCTCTAGATGCGCAGCCTGATTGGGCAGAGCAAGCCTATGAAGCAATCAAGCAACTGGCAAAGCGTGGCACAGAGTTCACGAGTGAGGATGTTCTAGCAATTACCGGGTTACCTTCAGGTGGCGTAGGTATCAACAAGAACAACGCATCAGGCGCAATTATGAACAAGGCAGCCAGAGCAGGGATCATTCGTAAGGTTGGCTACGCAACAGCAAAGCGCAAAGAATCACATGGTTCAGTTCAAGCAGTGTGGGTAGGCGTATGAAAGACAATACAAAGCCAAAAGATCAGCATTGGTCACTGTATAAGAAACAAGCTAGGCACATATCAAGACTGCTCAATGTAGCTAATACGCGACTAGACAGAATTAAGGCAATTCATTTTGAACAGTCTGGTATCTGTAAACAATGTCAGGAAGTCTATCCCTGCACAACTCGCAAATTGTGTGGGAAGTGATCCAATGTATAGCTACTGGATAGACGGCGAACCTGCACCGCAAGGCTCAAAGAACGGCTTTGTTAAAAATGGGCGCGTTGTAATGGTTGAGTCAAGCAAGAAGGTCAAACCGTGGCGCGAAGCCGTAGCAACTGCCACGCAGGAATACAGAGCAAGCAAATGGCCTATGGCAGAGCAGTGGACACTAACTACGCCAGTTGAGATCGCGCTGGTGTTTCATCTACCTAGACCTAAGAGTGTAAATCGTAAGTGGCCCAGCGTTAAACCTGATCTAGACAAGTTGATTCGTTCAACCTTTGACGGACTTACAACAGGTGGACTTTACACAGATGATGCCCTAGTTATAGCTGTGAGCGCATCCAAGCAATACGCAACAGATCGCATTGGGTGTCAGGTCATTGCTAGTGAGGTGCTAGATGTTTAACACAGACGGCGCAGCTTGTATTGGATTAGACCCAGAGTTATTCTTTCCAACAAATAACATAAGCGAAAAGATGGAAGCGTTACTAAAGAAAACTTGTATGCGTTGCCCAATCTTTGATGACTGCCTTGACTACTCGTTAAAGGTCAAGGTTGATGGCTGGTGGGCAGGAACAACAGATAAGGAACGTGTAGCACTACGCAGGTTCTTTCACATAACACCAGTACGCATAGATGAAGAATACAAACACGAGTTTGCAGCCGATACAAGGGATGCAATAAACAAAAGAGCATCGCGTGAGCGATTAAGAGAAACAGGAGCAAGATAATGGCACTACCAACAATCACAGCAACCGGGAACTTGGTATTTGAACCAGACTTCCAAGTGACTGCATCAGGCATAAGCCGTTGCAAGTTGCGCATTGCGTGCAACGAACGTAAGAAAGACGATAAAGGCCAATGGTCAGATGGTGACACCAGTTACTTTGACATTGTTCTTTGGCGTGGACTAGCTGAAGCAGCAGCAGACACATTCAAGAAAGGTCAACCGATTCTAGTTATCGGTAAGGTTCGAGTGTCTAAGTATGAAGATAAGAACGGCGTTGAACGAACAGCCGTAGAGATTACGGCAGATGAAGTTGCAGCCGTAGTTAAAGCAAACAAAGTTAAAGAAGCAAACGCAGATGTGGATCCTTGGTTATGATTCTTGCCCTAGTTTTATCAGTAGCAACCGCGACAGTTATCACGTTCTTAGCTGGTTATCGTTTAGCGATTTATCACAACAAGATTTACACACAGAGCCTGTTTGAAGAAGGCAGTTCTCTTGAGCCAATCTTTGCGCGGTTAGATCGTGAGTACGCATACACAGAAGAACTTGCTAAGTCATTTGAAGAACGCGATGAGCGATAAGCAAACCTGCAACAACTGCCACCGGTCATCCAAGCAAACGGATGGCTGGTGGACAGTCTGGGAGTTACAACGTCAATACGCGCTCTGCCCTAGCTGCTATCGCAACAAGAGCCTGCTGGCATACCGCGACACGTTACTAGAAGCGATCAACAGCATCCAACTAAGTCATTCAGACCCTGCTATAAAGATGGGTATGGAAATGATGAAGAACAGATGCGCAGGACTAATCAGGGACACTAACTTTAATGATTAGACCACGCTCAAAGAAGATGGAAAGCCTATACGCAACTGAACGCCGTAAGTTGGTAAGAGAGTTGCTACGGGACTTCCCACCCTGTCAGCGTTGCGCTGTGGCCTATGCGACAGACGTTCACGAGATTAAGACACGCGCTAGAGGTGGAAGCATTCTGGACAAAGATAATCTTGCGTTGTTGTGTCGGCCTTGCCACACATTCATAACGCAGAACCCGGCACAAGGAAAGTCTGAAGGCTGGTTAAAGAATAGTTGGGATGACTAATGCCAAAGATAGAACCTAAAGCAGACTGTGACGATTGCAAAGACGGCGTATGCCTAGCGCATTGGATAGCAGCAGGTGGAACGGATGACTGAGCCTAACGGCATCTGTCGCGCTGGTTGTGATACACAAGACCACAACAGCTACTGGGAATGCTTACAGGCCGCCAACGTGTCAATAGACAAAACTAGCCTTAGACCTTAATAGACTTAGCGCATGAACTGGACAGACACAGTAGGCGTTACTATTCACAATGACCTTGTGCGCAACGCGCTGAAGAATAAACCAGATGCCAACAGGGACAAGCTAGAGAAAAGCATTATCAATATGTCACTGAGCGTAGGCATTACACGCAACGCAATAGCGGATGTATTAGAAGCAGAACTTGAAGCAATGATCCTGCACCGCGTACTAGGTGACAACAGCATGACGTTGGATTATTTAGCAGGCTTGCAGTCAGCAGTTGATTTAGTTAGATACGGAATACACCTAAGTGATGGGCTAGATAAATGATTGACTTGCGTAACGGCGATTGCATAGAACAAATGCGACAACTACCAGCTAACAGTGTGGACTCCATAGTTACTGATCCACCGTATGAGTTAGGTTTTATGGGTAAGTCGTGGGATTCAACGGGCATTGCATACAGCGTAAAGATGTGGGATGAAGCACTGCGAGTTCTAAAGCCCGGCGGTCACTTGCTTGCGTTCAGTGGATCGCGCACCTATCACCGTATGGCAGTTGCCATTGAAGATGCAGGCTTTGAAATACGCGATCAGATTATGTGGGTCTATGGTTCGGGCTTCCCTAAGTCAATGGATGTAAGTAAGGCAATAGATAAGCAGGCTGGAGCAGAGCGCGAAGTTATTAAAACTGGCTTTGCTTATGGAATTTCAGTTGGACAGCAAGAGCAGGGATACAGACCATCAGATTATGAATCTAAACAACTTTCTAACATTCCTATAACAGACAAAGCAAAGCAATGGGCAGGATGGGGAACAGCACTAAAGCCGGCGCATGAGCCGATAGTCCTAGCTCGTAAGCCGTTGATAGGAACAGTTGCAACAAACGTAATCATTCATGGCACTGGTGCGTTGAATATTGACGGGTCAAGGGTTGGGAATGATGGCGGCACATTTAAAGCATCAAAGCCTGAAGGAACATCAAACGGAATTTATGGTGAAGGAATAAACGGCACAGTTGATATTGGAAAGTTAAATGCTGGTCGCTGGCCTGCAAACTTTATACATGATGGTTCAGATGAAGTAGTTGAGTTGTTTCCTGATACAAAAACAGGGTCAATAAAACCACACATAAACGATGCTAAAACTGAATATAGACAACATCATTCAGGGCAAATAACAGGTTCACATCTAGGCGATTCAGGTTCAGCTGCACGATTCTTTTACTGCGCTAAGGCTAGTAAGAAGGACCGCAACGAAGGACTAGATGGCTTTGTAGAGAAACGCCCTGATGATAGAAGTGAAACTGGCATGGGTACATTCACAGAAAAGGGAGTTGCGAAACAATCAAACCATCACCCAACAGTTAAGCCAACAGAACTCATGCGTTACCTTGTGCGATTAGTTACGCCACCTGAAGGAACAGTGCTAGACCCGTTCATGGGTTCAGGTTCAACAGGTAAGGCAGCAGTGCTTGAAAGCTTTAACTTCATAGGCATAGATCAAAGCGCAGACTATTTACAGATTGCAACGGCTAGAATTAAGCACGCTCAAGACCAAGTAGAAGGAATGCTACTGTGACCACGATTGTTACAACAACAGGCAACAACTTCTGCACACTAACAGCAGATCAAGGGATTACATCAGACCTAATTCATCCTGACATGCCTAAGATCATTCAACAAGATACATGGCTTATTGGTGTTGCCGGTAGCGCAAGGTTATGCGATCAGTTGCAGTACGCGATTGAATACCCTAAGCCACCTGTTGAAGTAGTTAAGTCTGGCGATTGGCTCAAGTGGATTGTTACTAAGGTTGTGCCACTAATAGATGACACGATTAAAGATAAAGAGATGGATGCTGAAGCATTACTTGTAACGCATGGCAAGTCTTTCCTAATCGGTGAGGACTTGAGCGTTCTAACTGCCGCGCCTTACTGGGCTATTGGATCAGGCGCAGACCTAGCCATTGGGTCACTAGCTGACAAGCAGTATCTACCTGACTGGAATAAGAACCACGACCTATCGGCCAAGCGCGCCATCGAAGCTGCTTCAATGTTTGATCCTAATACTAGGGGAACGGTAGACCAGTACCGCAGCTATGGCAACGGCAAGGTAATGCGTGGCGTTTAACAAACCTTGTTTGAGATGCAAAGCCCTGCACCGTAACCCGTCACTATGCGACACCTGCCAAAGACTTGCAGACACGGCTAGGAACGCCACAAGACCGCATTATCAGGGTTCATACCGTAAACAGGCAAAGATCATAAGAGATACGGCAACTGTGTGCTGGCTCTGTGGTCAAGGTCGCAGGTTAGATGATCCCTTTACGGCTGATCACTACTATCCCGGCGATCCAGCTAGTCCCCTGATAGCAGCGCACCGATCCTGCAACAGTCGCAGGGGCAACACACCCCCACCGCCAGTTAATAGGGGTGGGTAAAAATCTCAGACACACATCGGCAGCGGAACCCCGACCTAGCCAAGTGTGCATCTCCGCGAAATTCATCGTTTTGGAAAATGGCGGATTTGCGCGGTTTTTGCGTAAACTGAATCCATGACTGAATTAAAAATTGAAACGGTTGCGATCAACAGCCTTACGCCTGATCCAGCTAATGCACGCAAGCATGACGGCAAGAACTTGCAGGCAATAGAAAACTCACTGCTGAAATTTGGACAACGTAAACCAATTTGCGTAACACCTGACTCAATCGTTGTTGCCGGCAACGGCACACTTGAAGCCGCGAAGTCTTTGGGCTGGACTGAAATTGTAATTGCTCGCACTCCTGTTGGTTGGTCGTGGGAACAGATACGCGCCTTTGCACTTGCAGACAATCGCACCGCAGAACTTGCTGAATGGGATGACAAGGTTCTTGCAGATCAGTTGCTTGAACTAGATGCAAACGGATGGGAACTTGAAGAACTAGGTTTTGAATCTTTGCAACCACCATTAGGTGATCAGAGTGACGAACCGTTAAAATTCAAACAGGATAAAGTTTGTCCAACTTGCGGTTCTTCAATTAAGGAATAACTATGGCTCCGCGTGGCAGACCACCAAAACCGATTGAGCAGAAAAGACTTACTGGCAACCCCGGCAAGCGCACACTTCCAGACCAGAAAGAACTTGTGTTGTTGCCTTCTGCGTACAACATCCCTGAACCTAATCGCCCACTAGGTAGCGCAGGCACAGAACTTTGGGAACGCATTTGGGGTATGGGTCAAACTTGGTTAAGCCCACTGACTGACATTGAGATTCTGCTTATGACTTGTGAGTTACTAGATGAACGCCGTAACTTGCGTATTCAAGTTCTGCAAAACAACAGACCAGATGAACGCAAAGCCCTGCGCGATCTTGACCGTCAGCTAGTTGCTAACTTGTCGCTTCTAGGATTTACACCAACAGACCGTTCAAGACTTGGAGTAGCTGAAGTCAAACGCGCTTCAAAACTAGAAGAACTAAAATCGCGTGCCAGCCAAAATTGAATCTTGGCCGCCTACATGGTTGACACCTGTAAACAAAGCCGCGCTTAATAAGTCGCGTGGTTGGGAAGTATCAGAGTTCATAGATACGTTTGCTATTCAGACTAAGGAAACTGTTGCCGGTTATGCAGGTGACAAGATGCAACTGCGCGACTGGCAGAAAGAACTTATGCGCCACTTGTTTGCTGTTGGTGCAGATAAAAAGTTCAGACACCGCACCGCGCTTATTGGCATGGCTCGCAAGAACGGCAAGAGCGCACTAGGTTCTGGCATAGGTCTTTGGTCTTTGATTATGGGGCCTAATGGTGGTGAAGTTTATTCTTGCGCAGCTGACAAAGATCAAGCGCGTATTGTGTTTGCTGATGCAAAGCGAATGATTGAAGCAGAACCAGAACTTGCTGAACTCTGTAATGTTTACCGCGATGCCGTAGAAGTTCCTGCAACTGGTTCTGTGTACCGCGTTCTATCTAGTGAAGCCTTTACTAAAGAAGGTCTAAGTCCGACAATGGTTATCTTTGACGAACTACACGCAGCACCTAATCGTGAACTGTTTGACGTTATGCAACTTGGTATGGGTGCAAGGCGTGAGCCAATGCTTATCGGTGTTACAACTGCTGGCGTGAGAGCAGATTCAACTGGTCAGGATTCTATTGCGTACAGCCTGTATCAGTACGGGCAAAAGGTAGCGCGTAAAGAAATAGATGATCCAACTTTCTTTATGGCGTGGTGGGAAGCTAAGACAGATGCAGACCACCACTTAGAAGAAACTTGGAAAGATGCTAACCCTGCATTCGGTGACCTGAACGATCCCAAAGACTTTGCAGCAATGGTCAAGCGAACACCTGAAGCAGAGTTCAGAACTAAGCGGTGCAACCAATGGGTAAGCAGTCAGACCGCTTGGTTGCCTAATGGCGCGTGGGAACAGCTAGAAATTAAGCGTGAGATTTCACCAGATACACCAGTTGTCTTAGGCTTTGACGGTTCCTTTAGTGGTGATGCTTCTGTAATTATCGGCGTGACCGTAGAAGATCAGCCCTATGTCTTTATGGTCAAGGCGTGGGAAAAGCAACCTGAAGATGATGATGAGTGGCGCGTAGACATTCTAGATGTTGAAAACACAATCATTGAGTTCTGCTCAACACACAACGTGAAAGAAATTGCTTGCGATCCGTTCAGGTGGCAACGCACAATGCAAGTCTTAGATGAAGCAGGATTCCCAATAGTTGAGTGGCCTTCTACTTCACCGGCTCGTATGGTTCCAGCGTGTGCAAAGTTCTATGATGCGGTGGTATCAAACAAGCTAACCCATGACGGAAACCCACTACTCAAAAGACACTTAGAGAACGCAGTAGTTAAGACCGACAGACTAGGGCCGCGCATTGTGAAAGAACACAGAGGTTCACCAAGAAAGATAGATGCCGCAGTTGCTAGTATCATAGGATTTGATAGGGCAACTGTTTCAAGAGAAGAACCCGTTGTGCCTCAGTTCTTTAGCTTCTAGGAGTTTGCGTGATCCCATCTATCCTGCAAGTGGTTGGTCTAGCAACAATCTCTTTAGGTCTTGGTTTGTTCATCCTGCCATTAGGAATAGTTGCAGCTGGCGTGAGTATTTTGCTTGTCGGTATCGCATTTGAGAAAGGCAAGTAATGCTTGGAAATTTAGCCGGCGGTAATAAAGAGGAACGCGCAATTAGTTTCCAGTCAATCTGGGGTGCAGGCGATTCATTTGCTTTCACTACTGAGTCTGGTGCAAATATAGATCAGTTCCAAGCGATGAAGATAAATGCTTTCTATGCTTGTGTGCTTCTTATCTCTGACACCATCAGTACGCTTCCAGTTGATTCGTTCATTAGGCGTGATGGTGACCGCGTACCTTATCGCCCACAGCCTTCTTGGATTCAGCGACCAGATGTAGACCTGTTGCGTTCAGAGCATTACCAGCAAGTTCTTATTTCTCTATTGCTAGATGGCAACGCTTTCGTGCGCGTGTTCCGTGATAATCGTGGGGATGTTGTAAACCTTGTTGTTGTTGATCCCTACCGCGTAAGAGTTACAAGAAACAAACTGACTCGTGAAATTGAATACATCATTGACGAGTATCAAGAAGAACCAGTTAGCAAGCGCGACATGATTCAGATAACTGAAATGCGCAAGGCTGGCGAACTTCGCGGTATGTCGCGTGTTACAGAACTCAAAGATAACTTAGGTTTGTCTAGTGCGTTGCAGTCTTTCGCTGCACGTTTCTTTGGTCAGGGTGCAACTACTTCTGGAATCATTGAAACTCCACAAGACTTAAAGTCTGAGCAAGCTAAGCAAATGGTTGATAGTTTCAACAGCCGTCACAATGGATTTAAGAAAGCGCATAAGACTGGCGTTCTAACAGGTGGCGCAAAGTTTGTAAGAACTGGCGTGAACCCTGATGAAGCGCAGATGTTAGATAGTCGCAAGTTAGCGATTGAAGAAGTAGCTCGTATCTTCAGAGTTCCACCACACATGATCGGTATTACTACGCCGGGTGCAATGTCTTATGCATCAGTAGAACAGAACAACATTAACTTTGTAACTCATACGCTGCGCCCATACGTTGCTAAGATTGAAGATGCTTACAGCGCACTATTACCAGATGGTGCGTTTATTCGTTTCAATGTAGACGGTTTACTTCGCGGTGACTTTGCTACAAGAATGAACGGCTACTCAATCGGCTCACAGGCAGGGTTCTTATCAGTCAATGACATTAGAAGATTTGAAGACTTGCGACCTGTTACGGGTGGTGACGTTTATCGCGTTCCTTTGGCTAACGTGGATCTGGGTGCTGCTTCACTCGTTGAAACAGACAAGCGCGTTACTATGGCTCAGAAACTTATCTATTCTGGCTTTGATCCTGCTGCTGTTCTTTCTGCCTTAAATCTGCCAGCAATAGAACATACGGGCTTGCCGTCTACACAGCTACAACAAGTGGCACAGATTGACCCAATAAATCCTGAGTCTGTTTACGAGGTCTAGTCAATGGCTCTTTCAACAGATCATGTAACGATTACAACTGAGCGCGTACAAATAGATGGCAGTTCACCTAATCCGTCTACGATTTGGATTTCCAACGCAGGTAACGACAAGACTATTTTTATTGGAAATAGTGGCGTAACTGCGAGCAATGGTTTTGGATTATTAAAATTGGAACAGTTACAAATCACACTTAATCCCGGTGAAAGTTTGTACGCCATTACAGAATCAGGAACTGCAACAATGCATTGGCTAAGGCAGACGATTTAACAATGCCATACTTCATAACAGACAGCGCAGAAGGTTGCTCAGGTTGGGCAACTATTAAAGATGACGGTGAAGTTATCGGTTGCCACACAACTAAACAGGATGCAATAGATCAGATGGTTGCAGTATCAGTAGCTGAGGACATAGCACCCGGCGGTGAACGCGCACTTAATGATGAACTAGAAGTTGGCGATTATGTCTTTTGGGATAACGCTGGACAAACAATGTACGGCGAGATCACTTCAGTATCTACATTTGGTGCAGTAAAGAATCCGCTAGGTGGTGACATAACCGCTACGCAAGACAGACCACTTGCAACTATTCAGGTTTACACATTAGACAACGGCGTTCTAAATGAAACGCCTGAGTTTGTCGTTAAGGGTTTTGCGCCATTGACCAAGATGGACTACGAAGGTCAAGACGAAATGCAAGACGATCAAGAACTACTTGATGACGAGATTGAAGTAGACGATGATCTAGAACGCGCTATTAACCAAGATGCGCCTGCCTACATGAGAGCAGCAGCTAGGCGTGGACTTGAATACAACGCTGAAGGTCTAGGCGGTGACGGATTAGTTGAGCGCACTATTCGTGAAGCCCGGCTAATGGCAGACGGTCAAGTTTCAGATGATAAGTGGATTCGCATTGCTGCTTGGATTGCTCGCCACTTAGTTGATTTAGATTCACCAGATGCAGACCCTAACTCAGAGAACTACCCAAGCGCAGGCGTGGTCGCTCATTTGCTTTGGGGTTCAGGCCCTAGCAAGCGACAAGCGCAACGTGCTTTGGAATACGCTCAGGGAGTTGTGGAAAGAATACGGGCAGAAGAAAGAACTGCCAATGATTTGCAAAATGAGAAGTGGCGTTCAATAACGCTAAACTTAAAGAAAGATGAAGGGCAGTCAATGACAACCAATGTAGAACGCCGTGTTAATACCGTTGAGTTTGATGTTCGTAATGGCGAAGCTAGTAGTGACGGCATGAGTTTCACAGGCTACGCAGCTGTATTCAATTCCCCTAGTGAACCGTTACCGTTTACTGAGGTAATCAAAGAAGGTGCATTCAAGCGTTCGTTAAAGTCGCGCAACGAAATCAAACTATTTATGAACCACAACACAGATGTTGTTCTAGGTTCTACACGCGCTGGAACTTTGAAACTAACTGAAGATTCACGCGGTCTACTTGCACAGGCTGAACTTCCTGACACCACAGCAGGGCGCGACCTATCGGTGCTTATGCAGCGTGGCGATGTATCTTCAATGTCATTTGGCTTTAGCGTTCCACCAAAGGGTGATTCTTGGTCAAGCGATGGCGCAACTCGTGAACTGCATCAGGTGCGGTTGCACGAGGTTTCTATTGTGACTGGATTCCCTGCCTATGAAGCAACAACTGCAAGCGTTCGTTCGTTAGACATTCTGGCAGAACGTACTGCCGTTGATGTTGATGCGCTTAGTGATGCGATCCTTAAGCTAGAAGCCGGCGAAACTCTAGATGATACTCACGCCGATTTGATTAGTGAAGTAGTGCAAAAGTTACGCGCTGACAAACCAGCAGACTTAGACTTGCTAGAGATCAAGCGCAAGCAACTTGACCTAATGCTCAAGGCGTTCTAAAGTTTCTACAAAGAACAGGCTCAGATGTGGGGAAGCATCTGGGTCTGTTTTTATTTGTGCAATAATTAGATAAGCATTGTGCGGAGCCGCCGTTGCTGCAACTGTCGTGGAGCCACGCAGAACCCGTAAGACCAATCCAATCAAACACTTTAGGAGTTACTATGTCTGACTACATTCGTCAGCAAGCAGAAGCTCGTGCAAAGGCTTGGGAAGAAGCAAAGGCTCTTCTTGACTCAGCAGCAGCTGAAAAGCGCGATCTATCCGCAGAAGAAAATCAAACCTATGACCGCATCATGGCAGACCTTGATTCACGTTCACAGGTAATGGAAACCATGAAGGCACAGGCAGAACGCGAAGAACGCGCTGCTGAAGCCATGCAAGGTTTTGAAGCACAAGTTAAGCCAGCCGTTGCTCTTCCAGCGATTGACGAAGCTGAACTTATCCGTTCCCTTGCTCGTGGTGAGATTCGTTCCCACTCGTTCGAGAAGCGCGATGTAACAAAGGGATCAACTGGCGCACCAGTACCGACCTCTTTCTACGATCAGGTAATTATGCTTGCTCGTCACGTTGGCCCAATGCTAGAAACTTCAACCATCCTTAACACAGCCGGTGGCGAGAATCTTCAGATTCCTTCACTATCTGCATACAGCGTTGGTACTGTTACTTCTGAAGCCGGTGCTATCGGTGAAAGCGATCCAACCTTCAATGCATTCAAGACTCTTGG